AGCTTGAGGATGGTTCGGTTCTCGTCAACATGGAGAAGACGCAAAAGCCGTCAGAAAACCCCGAGTTCTATGCCAACCTTGCGGAAAACATTGAAGAGTCAACGCTAGACGACCTTTCGTACACCTACCTGGACTTGATCGAGGTAGACCGCGAGTCGCGCAAGAAGCGTGACGAGCAGTATGAAGAGGGCCTGCGTCGTACGGGCCTGGGCAACGACGCACCTGGCGGGGCAAACTTTCAGGGCGCGTCTAAGGTCGTGCACCCGATCATGGCAGAGGCCTGCGTCGACTTTGGTGCCAACGCCTCACGCCAACTGTTGCCACCAGACGGTTTGGTCAAGACGGACATCAAGGGCGTATCAGATTTGAAGAAGTTAGACTCCGCCATGCGCAAGTC